TTCAGACTTATTTCTAAAAAGTTTATTTAACCATCCCCAACCTCTACCACCTGTTTTATCTTTTTCATAAGCAGCATCAGCTTCTTCCTTGGTCATTCCTTCGCCATCACCCTGACCTTCAGTTATATGCTTTGTTTTTTGTGCTTCTTTATCAGCACCAATCCATTTATTAATACCATCAAATGCTTTACTTATCTGTGTTTTAGCAGCTTGAACTGTACTCTTAGTACCTGCAAGAGCACCTTCAAACAGATTAGCCATTCCTGGGATCGCTTTAGTTCTCTCCCATTCCATTATAGATTCACCGACACCACCAGGAATAATTCTAGAAAGTAAATACAGATCTATTAAAACACCAGCAGGTATTAACGCTTGAGCACCTGGTACCAAATAACCAGCTAATTCTGCTGCACCAGCAATAGACTCTAATACACCACCAACAGTATCACCATTCTTAAACGAATCAACAGCAAAGTAAAAATTGACAAGAGAACCTAAAAGAGGTATATCCTTTAATCTTGAAGCACCTACTTTCTTTGCTCCTGCACCTCTAACAAGTTTACCAATAGGAGATTTTTTAACCGCATTATTAAACGGATCCATTAATCTCCGAGCCTGTTTCTCAATAGGCTTTACTCGTTTCCATACAGGTTCAAGGAATCTCTTAGAAACTTTATCAAATTGCTTTTTAGGAAGTTTACTTAGATAATCCCATCCATTACTACCCCACTTACCAATAGTATTGACACCAGATTTAATCCCATCAACAGCCTTTTTCCACCTGTTACTCAATGCCTTACCAAAAAGGTTTGGCTTCATTGGTTTAGGAACTTGGAAATTTTTAAAAGGTAATTTGTTTAATAAATTACCAAACTTACTTCCAGGTCCAAAGAAATTTTTAAGAGTTTGCCTGACTTGTTTTCCAGCCTCAAATGCCTTCCCACCCTTCTTAGCACCAGTTGCTATATGAGGAAATAACGTATTAGTCGTCTTAGCAATATCTGCTGTCTTTGTTACACCCTTAAATCCCTTCCTAAAATTCTGAAACTGCTTCCCAATGAACTTAATCGGCTTCATTATGGGTCTGCCGAAGTTCTTGATGGTTTTAACCATCTTCTTCAGACGTTTACTCTCTCGAAGTGCATTAAACCCTTTCTTTATCCGTTTACCCCAAAGCCTCTTTAATCCCTTTATCCTCAACTTCGGCAATCGCCAATTCATTATAAAGTCAATTAACCCTACAATATCAGTTACTGCTGCAAATGGATTGAGCAACCATCGCATCATGGTAAGCCCAAACATGAGCTTACCTAGTCCTCTTACCCTATCCCAGAACGAATCCTTACCGTCTTTACCCCCAGCTCCGAACAGATCTGCAAGTCCATTAAGAATATTATCTTTTACAATCCAAGATGCAAATGAATATAACTTCTTTACAACAAAAGTAAACTTCTTTAAAAATTCTTTTAACTTAGTCTTATTCTTCGGATCTTCCAGCCAATTAAGAATATTCTTAATAAGAGTAACCTTAATTAACCACCCAAAAAATTCTACTATAGGTCTAAGGAACCCATTTAACCAACCAAAATGCTTTTCGGCAAGACTCTTTTGTTTAGAGTTTGGTTTCTGTACCTTTTTCGATTTTAACGATTTATCCAGTTCTGCTGCTTCTTCAGCTTCTTGGTCTCGTTCTCTTTGTTCTGCTCTTCTTCGTGCCTGATCTGCTAGTACTTTATTTGCTGCCGATTTGACAGCAATTTGCCTCATATCCCATACAACATTACCAATACTAGCTACTGTACTACCTATCCTATTAGTAGCAGTAATAGATTTCCTTGCAGCAAAAAGTGCTGGTGTAAGTTTACCTTTTACTCCAGCATTTACAAACTTATGTGTAAATTTATTTGCCACTATTGGTTAATGCTACTTTTGTTGTTGCCTCTGGCTCTCCTCCATTCGCCTGTTTTCTTCTTTTAGATAATTCATTAAGAGATTCATATAGATCTCTTTTTCAAAGGGAATCAAGTTATCAATATAATCACATGGCCACTTATGATGGTGCATAAGTGCAAAATTAACTTCATAGAAGGTTTGTAAATTTTGATGGAGTAGAGCTATCCGAAAAAAGATGCTAATCCATCTAGAACTATGTCACTTACAACTTTAGTTTTAGGATTAGTAACCTTAACAGTATGAGATAGTTTAGGCATAGTATCAAAGAAGGCTTGTACTTCTTGGAACTGCTTACTACTCAACTGCTCAAAGAATTCCATCATCTCTTCTTTAGGAGTATCTAACGCATCATATACTTGTTCAGCATCAGCAATTTGCTTTACACATCCTGCTGCCATTTCAAAAACAGAATCTACAGTAGGTTCTTCATCTTGAAAGTTCATTTGAACGAATGTATCCAAACTAGGGTAACCCATAGTTAAGATAATATCTTCACCTAATTTAATATCCTTCTTATGTTTCTTATCTTTTTTGACTTTGATTTCATTCAAAGGTATTTTAACAGGTACTTCCGTTACTCCATCATCAGGGCATGTCACATTAACTTCAACAGCCTCACCAACAGATTTGGTACGGATTTGAAGAAAGACATATTCAATATCGAAAGTTGGAAGGTCATCAATATCATGAATATCAGTACATTCAGTAATGATATTTTTAATTGCAGTAACAATATCTTCTTGACTACCTGTCTCAGTTGCTAAAAGTAGCAATTTCTCTTCTTTTACAAGAAAAGGTCTAAAATTGACAGTTCTGCCATCAGAAGGCAGTTTCAATTTGTACTTAGGTACAGTTAATGTAGGTAATGGCATTGTAAATTCAATTCAGTAAAATTATTTATGAAAGTTCTCGGAACCTCCGCCAGGCCAAGGACTATGTTTTTGAACTGCTAAACGATAAGCAATTTCATGTGGTGTTTCTTCTTTTTCTTCATCTTGAGGTTCTACAGAACTTGGTGCAAGATCTAGAGGTTCATCAGTTGCAATAGGCATAGAGTCGTGGGGGTGAGGTACATCGTCAAACCACTCATCGAGTGGTAATCTGTGTAATGGTTGTTTCATTTTACCATATTCCGAGGGATTTTTGTGTTGCGTCTACAGAACCAAATATCTGTTGAGCATCAACGAGAGGATCATAATAATCATCAACTCGTGATCCCATTCCAGGAATAGAGATTTGTGTTCTTACACCAGGTTCATCAAATTGACTTGCTGTATAGAATCTATAACGCTCAAAGAAGAATCCTACTGTAAACGTCATAGCACGTGCTGCTTGGTTATTTAACTGAGTAGATCCTAGATTATAAGGAAATGCTTGTTGCATCTCCCAACTAGCGGTCAACTTATAATTAAATGCTTTCTGTGGATGTTTATCATTAGGATTCCACCCTTCTATCTTTGCATTTTGATTTCTAGTTTCAAATGTATAAGGTTCTTCACGTTGTCCACCTTTCTCCCATTTAAAAATCATCATTCTAGGAGCATTATAATAATCATAATAATCACTATATTGATTAGCATCAGGAGCCATCAATTGTATCCATCTTTCAAAGAAATTTCTACTATGTTGAGATTTAGGTGAAATAAAGGTTGCAGAAATTTGACTGAAAGCAGATCCTGTAGCATACTTAGTTGCAGTACCTATATTAACAAGTGAACCAGTTGTAACCTGTTTACTTGGTATACTGATAGTTTGACAATAAAAATTTAAACATTTACCTAATAGTCCACCTTTACCACCTGCATCAGGCATAAATGTTGAATCTGTATATCCAATAGTATCTGATATTACATGACCACCAATCCCATCTCTTGCCTGCCAGTTTTTTAATAACGCTGGTGTTACAATGTGTATTGTGAATAAATTAGTCGAAGCTGGAGAATAATCCTTATCTTTTAAGGAAAATGCCATCATCTCTTGCAAACTTGGATACCCCGATCTAGCTTGCTGTTTATGTGGTATGTCTGAACGCCAAGGCATTATACTCTAAGCTCCTTTTCTGTAATGATCATAAACTCCATATTATAATCTTTGCAAAACTCGGTTGCTGCTTTCCACTTTGCATTGTTGACACTCCAAGTGACAACTTCATTAATATACTTTTTAGTAACCTTTTTCTGCGTTTTTGGTTCTTTAGTCTGTCTTAATGGTTTAACCTCTACTATATACTTTTTACCCTTAGATTTAACATAAAAATCTGGATAGTATCTATGACGTTTACCATCAATAGGTGAAATATAAGGAATAATAATTTCTTCACTACCCCATTCGGTAATAGAAGAATTATAATCACAGAATTTCATGAACTTAAGTTCCCACCCTGACCTATAGACTATATTACGATAATCGCCTTTATACTTATTAGGTTTTTTAGGAAAGTACTTTCCTCGCTTATAACGCATAAATAAATACAGGTCACGTTAATATTTAGGTAGTTAAATTGTCAATTTTTAGATACCCATACCGAGCTCCTGTATCTCATGGTGATCGTCATAGAGATGCTGATGGTGCTACCTATGCAATTGACTGGGTTAGATTTAAAAGCTTCCAAATGTCATTCAGAGACAGTAATGAAGCATTTTATGGTGGAAATATAGGTGCAGTTGAAGCAGATAAAGTATATGATAATGATACAATATACATCAATATGCCACCATCATTATCAACAACATATCAATCAAACTATAGAACCGTAGATCTCGGAGTTGGTGGTATTGCTCTTGCTAACGCAGCAGCAAATGTAGAGGGTGAGATAAATTTTGATAAATTAGCAGAAACAATCCAAATGGCTGCAAAAGCAGCAAATCCTGAATTTGGTGCAAGTGCAATGGTACAAGCAGCAAACAGTATTAGTGGATTTTTAGGATTACAAGGTAGTATTGATATTAACAGTTTAGAACAAATGACAAAGGGGAGAATATTTAACCCCTATACGGAACAAGTCTTCAATAACATGAGTTTCCGTAATCATAACTTCAGTTTTAAGATGCTTGCTAGAAACCCTACAGAAGCAGAAAATATATGGTCAATTTGCCAATGGTTTAAAATGGGTTCTCACCCAACATTTGAATCTGGTAAATTAGCAAGAAAAGTAAGAAAAAAGAAATCCCAAATTGGTAAAAAAGGAGCAAAATACGAACCATTTGATGAAACAATCAAAGCATTGAAAGATCTATTTGGATGGGATAACAGCGATGATGATCCTTGGACAGGAAAG